CACCCACCGTCGACGAATGCTAGTCGACGGCCTCCGTACTGAACCAAGACGATCACCGTCAAGAAATGGCGGTGGATCTCTGCTTACAGTGAAGAACTGTAAGAGCACGGAGCCAACCTCTGGAAGGGACCTCTGACAGCTGGATGAAACCTGCTGGCAGAAGGTCTCGACAACTTGAAGATGAGGATTAACACGCCTCTTAAGAGACGGGTTACCCTCACCAAAGATGTCGAACCAACCAAAGGTTCCTGAGCCTATCGGCACGTTAGGGATAAGAGAAAATCTCTTAAGCCTATCGACTGTCGAACGCACATAGGAAGCAGCGGCAAAATAACCTGCATAAGCAAAGTTATTATGCACTGCAACACTAGATGCAATAGACTCAGGTCGGGATACACAAGGGATAGCAGACGCATAAACAGGAGTGACATCGTCACCCTCGAAAGCGTCTACACCGCAAGACTCGCGAAAGCTTCCGCTATCGTATGTCTTTGCGGGGTTAACCTTTAAACCAAGGTCAGCTAGAAGTCCCTTGAGGATGTCCCAACCATCTTTGGGGATGATAATATCATCACCAAAGACGCGGACCTCCCGCGATATCATACGTAGATTCAAAATTGAAATGGGCAAAGCCCTGCTATGCAGGACTGAAGCACAGGCCAAGATTGTAAATACGTACGATTGAACGGGAAAGGTGCACGCAGAACCCTGACACGAGAATTTCCTGAGTTTGTGAAACCTAGGAGATTTCTTGTCAATCTCATTAGAGATCCAGCGAGTCCTGACGGAATGGAAGGCAGCGAGCAAAGTAGGATTACTCCTAAATGCTCGCTCCACCACCCAGCAGGAAAGCCGGTCAGACGCACTTTTCAGATCAACTGTAACGTGCGACTGAGTCAGGGAAGCCCTCTTCGCGAACTTTTGATTCTCAGTCTGATCGCGAAAGCGAATAGACGAAGAAACAGGGGTAGCGTGAAGGCGGGTGGTCAAAAAGTCCATGATTATCTGCTGACACCATTGATGCGCAACAGGCTCAGAGGCAATAAGCCTCGGGCCCTTGAGCGTTTTTGGAACAGCGATAAGCTTGGATGGAGGCTCATGTCTCGAAAAGAGACCATGATACTCCTGACCACTTGCAAACGACGCCCACTCGGTGTGATTGGCAAAGCCAAACACATCTAATGGAAAGACGTTAGCAAGCTTATCTGGCCAGTTTGGGAAGTCATACTTAAACTGAGTATGACGCTGGTCAGACACTGCACCAGGTCCATGCTTAGGTTTCCATTCAGTAGGGTCAAACCTACCGAGTGTACTTGAGACGATGTCTGCAACCCGCTGGGCTGCGTCAAAAGCCTCAAAAGTACTGGAAACGGAACCCTCAATATCAGGATGAATGCTAACAGCATCACCGATAAGAGGAGCAAGATAAGTGTGGCGAGAGTCCCCAAAATGGAGATCTCCAACACAACTTGTCTCGAGTTCGTCTTCGTCCCAGTTAAGAGACGGAGAACGAACTTTCCGGTCTGTTTCGAAAAACTCATCAACATGTTCCCATGTTCTTGAGTCGTCGCAACCAACCTTTACCTTCTTAGCTACATAAAGTAGCTGACGAATGTATCGGATGGCTTGCCTATCCGGAACAGTCCTAAGCACTCCAAATTCGTCAAAGACGCGGAGATACAGCCCCTTGAATAGTCTAGGGATTGTGCTACCCTTCTTGAAAGCCCGTTGACCGGGCAGTCCAGAACAGGTATGGCGTCCATCGGCAAGACTTCTATCGAAGTGTTTGCCGATATCTGGAAGGTCGATCATGAAGAATGACAACCCTCTAGAGTTGACGAGTGAGAGCAAGCGCGAAGAATCCCGCTCACAATCACGTCGGAGATGTGGGATATCCTGAGCTATCTGAACTAAGATAGCCCTGTATATTCCCAGCAAGTAAGCCACGTAGCTTTCCATTACGGCCTCCATCAGTTTGGGGGTTGTAATCTACGGCTGGGTGGCCCTCCTGACACTTGGTGAGGTCTTAGACCGTCATGAACGGCTTACGACTCCCAACCAAGCAGCTTTGCGGCAATGCCGCCGGCCTTCACCATGTAGTAGGACATGGCCTCGCTGACATCAATGATGTCAGACGCGGTCCCATTCGGATCATTCCGAATGGTAAAGATGACCTGCGACATGCTACCAAGGGGAATGGCCTCGGTCGGCTTCACAAAACGTTCGAAAGTCACGTTGTGACGATCAAACGGCTGTGAACCCGCCTTGACCGAATCCCTGCTGTGCCGCACTTTCGCGCGGTACGTAACGGTGGTGTCGTCGAGAAAGTACTCGGCGCCATAACCGTCTTGGTTGATAAGCGGAAGCACTTTGGCGGTTCCACCGGAACCATCCAGAGTGATCGTCAGAGAGGATCCCAACATAGGGTTACTTGCTCCTTAGGTTAGTGACCTTTCAGCGCACAAAGCGCTGAACGGCCAGTGCACCTAAGATCGACAGTTCTCTACTCCCCATGAAGGGAATAGAGGCCGACAACGTGCCAGATCCACCAACGAAGCGTAGCTTCGTCTCGTGAATCTTCGAACCGTCGCCGCCACGAAGCCAAGAATTGGTATCGGTGCGGACATAAGAGGCTGTCGTCCGTTGATACACCATAACACAAGGTGTTTGGGGTATAACGGGGACTATGTTAGTGTGGGCCTGAAGATAGGTCCCAACATTAACAAACCAATCGATCATCCAACTCCATGGGAGAGCATCCCATAACGCCTTAGGATTCGCATTGAGTCCTAGGACGAGAGATAGGGCGAGCGAGTGGAGCTGCTTATCATTGTACTTCACGAGAGGCAGGGCAGTGGCGCTCCAACGAGTGGAGCCCCACTTCTCGACGCGTGTGATTCTATCAACGCGGCAAGTGGTGAGCACTGACAGTGAACTGTCAACAGTCACTGAACGTGTATCACTGAGCACCTGCACCCATGAAGGACTATGGACTTTTCGATGTAGACCTTTATTGTCGTTGAACAGACGATCAAGCTCACGCATTCGTTTCGTGACCTTGGCCTGAAAGTCCAACAACTTACGGATATCCGAAATTAAGGGAGACCAACCCATAACCCCTGAAAGATAGTGGTTCGCAATATCCTTGCTACCCACAGGCTTCCAGTGGCCGCCAGGTTTGTTTCTGTAATAGAAACGCTTGGCGTAGAGTTTGATCTTCCCAATATCTCGGATCATTTCCGGAAGGTCCTTCAACTCGTACACGAAGTTGGGCACAGAGATGTATGGACGACTAGGATTACTAGCCGCCAACGTCGATGTGGCAACTGAGGTGTTCGAGGGAAGGCTGTCCGTCAAATGGTTCTCGATGCCGGACGAAGTAGAAGGAAACCAATTAATGAATTCCTTATACGACGTACCAGCAGACGAACGCCCATTCAAAGGCTGTATCGCAGTCTGATCCCATCTTTCGATGGTCAAATTGTGATCTACACCCTTGCCGGTAAAATCATCACACTGCGAACTAAAATTAGTTGCAGCGGTCTGAGTCTGATCAATAATCAGACTACCGGAAATATACTGTCGGAGTTTACCTCCAGCAGGATATTGTAGGGTTCGTTTACGAGTCCTAGATGTCGGCATAGCTACAAGCACATTGTGAGGTCACGGGATGTGACGAGCGCAACGCTCGAGAGCCCCTCGAAGGAGG